CCAGCTGCATTTCAGCAATCTTCCTGATTTCCCGGAACAACGCCGCTTTGATCTCTTCATGCTCAGCTTTATTTTCCGGTGTCAGAATGTATTCGTCGAAGAACCGGGGAGGCTGGTTAACGGGGATTGTGTTTACCGGGATGTGTTCCTGTTTCCCGTACTTCGGGGACGAACAACATTCTGTTGGCTGACCGGTGAGTTTACGTAACTCCTTCATGAGCAGCTCCTGATCGTAAACTGTCATCAGTGCCGCAATGGTGGCATGCAGTGCATCGGGCAGTATCCAGGGTTGCCGGCCCGTGGGGCATATAACATCCAGTAGCTCATTCGTCCGACAGATACGCTCCTCGCCGTATGACAACAGGCCCTGTCCCGTGTATTCCTCCAGCCTGATCACTGTGCCAGCCCGTGGCTTCTGCCAGGTCGTCAGATCATCGCCACTCATACGGCGCTCACCGTCCACGTCTGCGGCATCGACAATGACGCTGTTTCCGAGTTCCTGTTTCACCACTTCCTCTATCCGCGCCAGTACGTAACTTTTACCGCTGCCCACAGGACCGGACACGGTGACAGTGATGACCGGATTCAGTGTATGTGTCATGTTGCATTCTCCTCTGTGAATAATTCATCGTTTATCCTGCACATCCCGTATCCCCGGCTCTCTTAACGCGCTTTAAAATCCTTCGCGCCCTGTATTTGTGATGCTGTCTCCACCAGACAAGGAGACACACATGAAAAACCTGAAAAAATTCATTCCCCCTGTTAAAAAACCTCGCCTCAGCGGCTGGCTGCTGACCTCAGTGCTGTTGCTGGGCACCATCGCTCTGGTCTCACCACAGCAGTTACCTGTTGTGATCTACAAGCTGGCACTCATCACACTGGCAGCAGTGCTGGGTTACTGGCTTGACCGTTCGCTCTTCCCCAAAGCCCGTCCCGGTCAGTACCTGAAACATGACGACAGGCTGATGGCTGAAGGGCGTTTCCCTGTGCAGACCGGCCTTCACCTTGTATTTTCTGCTGCGTTAATCCGCCGTGCACTGATTGTTGCAGCGGTCTGTCTGGCTGTGGCAACAGGACTGTGACCATGAACTGGCCTCAAATCACCCTCATTATTCTGTTCGCCTTTGGTCTGGGCGTAACCGCCATCAGACACGGCGAACCACGTAACGATAAATACAGCTTCTGGTGGCAGCTTGCTGGCAACCTGGTGATTGTCTGGCTGCTCTGGTGTGGCGGCTTTTTCAGCCAGGCATGCGCAGCACAACCTCCGCAGGCTGCGCTGCAGTATCGCGATGATGTGATCCGTAATGCCCGGCTTGAATGGGGACTGTCTGCGCCGGTGGCCGATTTCGCCGCGCAACTGCATCAGGAAAGCGGCTGGCGACCTGATGCGGTCTCGCCGGCTGGCGCTCAGGGACTGGCGCAGTTCATGCCCGCCACTGCTGACTGGATAAGTCAGCTGATGCCGGGGCTTAACAGCCGTGAGCCGTTTAATCCGGCATGGGCCATCCGGGCGCTGGTCAGCTATGACCGCTGGCTGTGGCAGCGCGTCAGCGCCGCCAGTGACTGCGAGCGTATGGCCATGACACTGTCGGGCTATAACGGTGGTCTGGGCTGGGTACAACGGGACAGGCGGCTTGCATCACAGAAAGGTCTGGACAGCACCCGCTGGTTCGGACATGTCGCCACGGTGAATGCCGGACGCAATGCGGCCAGCTGGCGGGAGAACCGCCATTATCCGCAGCGCATCCTGCGCGAACTGGCACCGCGATATCTCACATGGGGAGGCAGCAGTTGTGTGGCATCTGGTGAAAAAGCTGCCGTGGCGCGGCATTCTGCTGGTCATTCTTATCAATGCCTTTCTGGTCGGCCTGTATGCCATGGGATACAGAAGTGGTCATGACTCTGCAAAGCGTGACGGTGATACCGCGCTCAGTCAGTTGCAGTCAGCATTTGACGCGTACAAAACGGAGCAGGCAACGCTTGAGAATGCTGCGCTGCGGGCCTGGGCCAGACGGTATCAGGAGCAGGTGGCTGCCGGGCAGCGGGCTGAAGCCGGTTATCTTGAGCAGATTGCTCAACTGGAGAGCCGGAATAAACAACTACAGGGGCAAATTAACGATGTCACACAGCGCTGGATTGATGAAAAAGGTAAGAGCCATCCCATTGAGTGCGTGTTTACTCGCGGTTTCGTGCGCCAGTACAACGCCGCACTCGGATATGACAACGCATCCGTCGACAGCGGTCATTCAGACTCAGTTGCCGCCGCTGGCACCCGCTCTGGCACAGCGACCGGGCAACCTGAAACCGCTGACGCCCGGTTACGCAATTCGGGTGTCTCCCAGCGTGACGTCCTCGCCAACATCATCGACAACGCAGGGCAATGTCGTCGCTGGCGAAACCAGATAAACGCGCTGCTGGATGAACGGGAAGGATTACAGAAATGACACTGCAGGTTGAATTCTGGACGGTGGTGGGCTTTCTCATCACCTTCATGAGCTTTGTTGGCGGTATGGCCAAATGGCTGTTCAGTAAAGCGGAGGAACGTCAGGCTGCACGATTCGCCTCCCTTGAACAGGCCCTGCAACAGTCCGCCTCCAACTGGGGCGAGCTGGAAAAGGAATTTATGCGATTTAAAGCGGATTTACCGCTGAATTATGTCCGTCGCGAGGATTATATCCGTGGCCAGACAGTCATCGAGGCCAAACTGGACGCACTTTACAACAAACTGGAAGTGGTACAGCAGTACCGCAATACCGGAGGTCAATAATGGTCGATATTACCCGGGTACGCCGCGAATCCCTGCGCTGGAGTCTGCTGGTTGCCCTGAACAAAACCCGCCCTTACACCGCCAGCGAAACGTTGCTGCTGGACGTGTCCCGTGCCATCTACCCGGACACCACGCAACTGGAGCTGCGCCGGGAGCTTGATTATCTGGCAGATCGCAAAATGGTGGAGCTGGAGAAGAGACCGTCCGGTGACTGGTTTGCCGATCTGAGTCGCCTTGGTGTGGATATTGTGGAATACACCGTGGAATGCGGCCCGGGTATTGCCCGCCCGGAAAAATACTGGAGTGAGTGATTATGGGACGTCGCAGCAGCATTGATTCTCTGCCGACGGAGGTCCGCCGCTGGCTGGAGCGGGCACTGACGGAGAATAACTTCAGTGGATATGCCCGGCTGGAAGCCCTGCTGAAGGAGAAGGGATACGTCATCACCCGCTCTTCCCTGCAGCGGTTTGGCTACAAAATGGAGCGACAACTGGCCCGCATCCGCGCCGCCACCGAGGCCGCGCGTCTGATGGCACAGGAAGCCGGTGACGAGGCGGACGATCGTTCTGCCGGGATGATGGCACTTATTCAGACCGAGATGCTGGATGTTCTGATGCGTCTGCAGGAAATCGGGGAAAATGATGACCCTGCAAAACGCGCAAAACTGCTGGCCACTGCTTCGGAAAGTATAGCCACACTGGTACGGGCTTCGGTGACCCACAAGCGATTCCGGGCCGAGGTGCTGGCAAAAATTGAGGCGCGGATGAATGCTCTGGAAAAACAGGCGAAGTCCGGCGACACCCGCCTGAGTCTGGAAACCCTGAAGATGGTGCGGGAACAGATTTACGGGGTGATCTCATGACAGCGGCCATTCAGCTGTATCCCTATCAGCAGTCGTGGTTTCTGGATCGTGCCCGTTTCAAGATTGGTATGTTTGCCCGTCAGACGGGCAAGACGTTCACCACCACGCTGGAACTGGTTGATGACTGTTTTGAAACGGAGGCCTCAGGGGGACGTACACGCTGGGTGATCCTCTCGCGCGGGGAGCGTCAGGCAAAAGAAGCCATGGTGGAGGGGGTGAAAAAACACTGCAGCGCCTACCGGATGGCGGCCCGTGAGGTGGAAAGTTATTACCGTGCTGAAAGCGGCGAACGCTACACCATGCTTGAGGTGGAGTTACCCGGCGGCTCCCGTATCACGGCCCTGCCGGCGAATCCCGACACGGCTCGTGGGTTTGCGGCTAACGTCTTTCTGGATGAGTTCGCCTTCCATGCCGACAGTCGCAAAATCTGGACCGCTCTGTTTCCGGTCATTTCCAACGGCTACAGACTGCGTGTGACATCGACACCGAACGGCAAGGGAAACAAGTTTTATGAACTGATGACCAGCAACACCCTTGAAAATGTCTGGTCACGTCACATCGTGGATATTTACCGTGCCGTGCGTGATGGTCTGCCGCGGGATATTGCACAGATGCGACAGGCGCTCAACGATGATGACGCCTGGGCACAGGAGTTTGAACTGAAGTGGCTGGATGAGGCATCGGCCTGGCTGACGTTTGAACTGATTGACGGCGTGGAGCACGATGCTGCCGGGCTGCCGGTGCACTATACGGGTGGCCCCTGCTTTGTGGGGGTGGATATTGCTGTTCGTAATGACCTGTTTGTCATCTGGGTGCTTGAACAGGTGGGGGATGTCTACTGGACCCGGGAAATCATCACCCGTAAACGGGCCACCTTTGCTGAGCAGGATGCTTTGCTGGATGACGTATTTTTCCGTTACCGCGTGCTGCGCTGCTGTATGGATCAGACCGGGATGGGAGAAAAGCCGGTGGAGGATGCACAGGGTCGCCATGGCAGAAGCCGTGTGGAGGGGGTGATATTTAACAGCCCGAACAAGCTCACCCTCGCGACCCGTGGCAGGGAGATGTTTGAGGACCGCCGCCTGCGTATTCCGGCGGGAGATGTGGTCCTGCGCAGTGATCTGCATAAACTTCGCAAGGTTACCGGGCCTACCGGAACTCCCCGCTTTGTGGCCGAAAGTGATGCAGCAGGTCACGCCGACCGCACATGGGCCTGTTTTCTGGCAATAAACGCCACTGACGGACCGTCAGGGCCGGTGATGGCCCGTTCGCGTCACCGCCGTGAGGCTGGTCATATACTGGAGGGATTCTGATGGCGAGGGGTATCTGGGTTTCACCCGATGAATTTGTTGCTTTTTCTGAGCCTCAGAAATCACTGACCGCGCAGATTGCCTCCCGCAGCCGCGCGATCGACTTTTACGGACTGGGCATGTATCTGCCCAATCCTGATCCCATTCTCAAGGCTCAGGGACGGGATATCCGTATCTACCGCGAACTGCGCACCGACCCGCTGGTCGGGGGCTGTATCCGCAGACGTAAAGCAGCGCTCAAATCGCTGGAGCGTGGACTGGAGCGCGGTCACGCTTCTGCCCGGGTCTTCCGTTTCATCCGCGACATGCTCGACGATCTGGATCTGTCCCGCATCATCGGTGAGATGAGCGATGCCGTGCTCTACGGGTATCAGCCCTGTGAAATCATGTGGGGCCGTTCGGTCAGGGCGTGGGCGGTGACGGATATTGTCGGCAAACCGCCTGAGTGGTTTCAGTTTGATACGGACAACTGCCTGCGCTTCCGGGCGCGTGATGCGGGTGTGGAGGGTGAGCTGCTGTCACCGTCAAAATTCGTGGTGCCGGCACAGGATGCCTCGTATGACAATCCTTACGGTTTCCCGGACCTGTCCATGTGCTTCTGGCCGGTCGCCTTCAAGAAAGGCGGGATGAAATTCTGGCTCCGCTTTGCCGAAAAGTTTGGCTCCCCGTGGGTGATCGGTAAGCACCCGAGGGGTGCAAATGATGCAGAGATTGAAAAACTGCTGGACTCCATGGAGCAGATGGTGGAGGACGCGGTGGCCGCCATCCCCGATGACAGCAGTATCGAACTCAAAGCAGCGGATGGCAAGGCGGACAGCAGCGAGGTATTCCGCGAGCTGATCACACTGTCACGCAGTGAGATCTCCATTGCATTACTCGGTCAGAATCAGACCACGGAAGCGAACAGTAACAAGGCCTCTGCACAGGCCGGGCTGGAGGTAACGGCTGATATCCGCGATGCGGATGCGGACATCATTCAGGCGGCAGTGAATCAGGTCATCAGAACGGTGGTCACCCTGAACTTCGGCGATGTGCCGTGTCCGGTCTGGGCCATGTGGGAACAGGAGGCCATTGATGACACCCGTGCCACCCGCGACGAAAAACTCACCCGGGCGGGTCTGCGTCTGACCCCGCAGTACTTCATGCGGGAGTACCAGCTGCAGGAGGGGGATATTGACCTCTCTGATGCACCGGTTGCGGACGGGGCAGTGCCTGCGGAGTTTGCCGAGGCGATAAGCGCCGATCATGATGCACAACAGCAGCTTGACGACGCGCTGGACATTCTGATGAACGGAGGTGTGTTAAATGGCACGCTGGAACCCGTCCTGGCACCTCTGTTTAAGCGGGTCGAAAACGGGGTTAACCCGACTGAGCTGCTGGGCGAACTGGCGGAGCTCTACCCTCAGATGAACACGGACGATCTGCAGGAACGGCTGGCCCGCATTCTCTTTGTGGCAAATATCTGGGGACGTCTGCATGAGCGTGACAACGGCTGAACTGGCGTACTGCATGACGCTTCCCCCGAAGCGGGCAGTCAGTTACCTGAAGTCCAAAGGGTATCAGATTACCTGGGACTGGGAAGAAATGTGGCAGGAGGCCCATGCCCGCGCCTTTACCGTTGCTAAAGTGACCCGCCTGGATATCCTGGAAGATATTCGCGGGGCACTGCAGCAGGCTGTCGATGAAGGAAAAACCGATCGCTGGTTCCGGCAGGAGCTGGAGCCGGCGCTGAAGCGCAAGGGATGGTGGGGACCGCGTGACACGACTGACCCGGTAACGGGTGAACCGGTCACCATTCAGCAGGGCAGTCCGTGGCGGCTCGATACCATCTTTCGCACCAATATGTCCGTACTCTACAGCGCCGGTCGTTGGGCGGAGCAGATGGAAAACGTCGACGACAGGCCGTACTGGATGTATACCGGCATCAACGACAGCCATACCCGCAGGAGCCATCTGGCGCTGCATGGTCTGGTGCTGCGCTGGGATGACCCGTTCTGGCAGGCATTTTACCCGCCGAACGGCTGGCGCTGCCGCTGTAGTGTGATTGCCCTGAGTGCGGCGGATGTACGTGCCCGTGGCCTGAAGGTTATCAGCTCCGGCTCTGCCATGGGCCAGGAACTGAAACTGGTCTCAGAGAAAACCGGCGAAATGCGGAACGTGGCTACCTTTAATACCGGCACCACGAAGGTGGCCACCGACGTCGGCTGGTCTTATGCACCGGGGGCAGCATACCGTCCCGACCTTTCCCGCTATCAGGGTACGCTTCAGCCACTGGCACAACAGGAACTGAGAGGATAACAATGGCTTCCGATAACCTGGTCAGTATCACCATTAACGATAAATCCCTGCGCCGGAGCCTCCGTGCGCTGGACCTGGCTGCCACAGACCTGGAACCCGCGATGCGCAAAATCGCCGGAACCCTGCTGGCGGAAACACAGTTTAACTTTCTTGATGAGGGGCGTCCGGGGTGGATCCCCTCGCTGGCAGCGGAAGAACGTGACGGGCAGACACTGCAGGATACCGGGCGTCTGATGGGGTCAGTATCAACCGACCATGACGACCGGCAGGCTGTTGTGGGGACCAACGTTGTTTACGGTGCCATTCACCAGTTCGGGGGTAAAACGGGGCGTAATGAGTCTGTTGAACTTCCGGCCCGCCCGTTCCTGCCGGTGACAGGGGATGGAGAACTACAGCCTGAAGTGGTAATCCCCATCCTCGATACCATTGTCCGCCATCTTGAATCAGCGGCCCGTCGCTGAGGTTTCTCCCTTCAGGCGGGTGATTTATCATTGCCAGCGGATGAGGGGCTGTATTACCTTTATAAAGGCTTTACAGCCTCTGTTTTATAACCGCCTCCGGTTCACCGCATTGCTTTCCCTGTCCTTCTCTCCTGATGTTTTCTAAAGCAGATTAAAATCGCCGGGCCTGCATTTCTCACAAACTGTCTCCGACAACATAACGCGGGACAGCAAAATGTCAGCCATTCACATTTTTAAAGCCGGTACTCATACCGATATGCACGGCAAAAAACTGCCGTTCACGCCAGACGATCTTGCCGCCTGCGTGAAAGCCTATGACCCGTCCGTCCATGAAGCACCACTCGTGATTGGTCATCCCAGAACGGAAGACCCGGCGTGGGGCTGGGTGAAAGCCCTGTCGCTCAGCGGCGTCGATCTGATGGCAGAGCCTGCCCAGCTGGACCCGCAGTTTGCTGAGATGGTCACCGACGGACGATTCAAAAAAGTGTCCGCCTCTTTCTACCTCCCGGATTCACCGTCCAATCCGAAGCCCGGCGTGCTCTACCTGCGCCATGTGGGCTTTCTCGGGGCACAGCCACCTTCCGTCAAGGGGCTGAAACAGGTGTCCTTCAGTGAGCAGGAAGAAGGTGTGGTGGAGTTCGCCGACTGGCAGGCCATCACGAATGCCTCCCTGTGGGGAAAGCTGCGCGATTTTCTGATCGCCCGCTTCAGTCTGGACGAAGCAGAAAAAGTCCTGCCGGAATGGCAGCTCAACAATCTGCGCGAAGAGGCGTACCGCGACACACCGTCGCAGGATGCAGCAGGTGCACAATTCAGTGAGACAGGCCCGGGGCCGTCTTCCGCAAGTAACGAGGAATCATCGATGACAAAAGAAGAGATTGAAGCCCTTCAGGAGGAGAACCGCCGCCTGAAGCAGCAGGCTGCTGATCGCGATGCGCGTGATGCACAGGTCAGACAGGAGCAACTGCATAAGGACAATGTGGCCTTTGCAGAAAAACTGGTCGCAGAGGGCCGTCTGGCTCCCCGCGCCTCCTCCGTGGTGGTTGCCCTGCTGGATGCCGTCGCCGGTGGCGACAAGCCGGTGGAGTTTGCTGAGGGGGAAAGCCGCACACCGCTGGCGACCGCCTTTCGTTCATTGCTCTCCGACGGGGAGCCGGTGATGAATTTCGCCGAACAGGCCACAAAGGAGCGTGTCGGCGACACGGTGAAGGTGGATGTGACGGAGTTTGCGGAAGCCGATCCTGAGCGTCTGGCCCTGCATCAGAAAGCAGTGGCCCTGTCGAAAAAAGAAGGCATCAGCTATGAGGCTGCTGTCGCACGCTGCCTGTAATTAAGGAGAGAGCATGTCTGATTACTTAAAAGGTAAACGTGTCGTTGATCCGGTACTGACCAGTATCGCCCGAGGCTATAAAAATGCCGCATTCATCGGCGAACGTATTTTCCCCGTCGTGCTGACGGACAAGGAAGGCGTGCGTGTGCCGACCTTCGGGAAAACCGCCTTTGTGGAATATGACACCGAGCGTGCCGTCGGGGCGGACAGCAATGTTCTGGTCCGTGAGAAAACCGGCACGCTTGATCTGGTGCTGGGTGAGCACGATCTGGCTGCGCCGGTGGACTATCGCGAACAGGCGGAGTCCATGTTTAACGAAGAGAGCAAGGCCATCCGTCGCGCCACGAACGGCGTGAACCTGCGCCGTGAACTTATCGCTGCCCGTCTGGCTCAGGATGAAAAGGTCTACCGTACCGGGCACGTCAAAAAACTGACAGCCAGTGATCGCTGGGCCGGTGGTAAAGGGGACCCCATCGGGGTGATTGAAGCCGGTATGGAAGCGGTCCGTACGGCCACGGGGCTGCGTCCTAACCTGATGACCATGGGGGCCGGCGTGATGGCGCTGCTGAAGTTCCACCCGGCGATTCAGGCCGCCATCGGAGCCAACGAACGCAAGCGCATCACCACAGAGATCCTGCAGGACCTCTTTCAGATCGAAGAGGTCGTCATCGGTGCCCCGGTCTCCCTGCCGTCCATGAAAGCGGCAATGGATAAGAACAGCGTGCCGGCGGATATCTGGGGAGACAATCTGATGCTGCACTATGTCGGCAAACCGCAGCCGGGGGCGGACAGCGCGGACGAGAACGAGCCGTCCTTCGGCTACACCCTGCGTCGTAAGGGGATGCCTGTTGCCGACAAATACGACGGAGCCGGTGGCAAGGTGAAGTACTGCCGTTATACCGATATCTACAAAGTCGCCGTGGTTGGTGGCGATGCCGGGTATCTCATCACCGGTATCAGTAAATAAGGAGGCGTTATGGGAACCACTCAGCAGGTCATTCTGATCACAACCGTAACGGCAGGTGCAGAACTGGCACAGCAGCGTTTTGTCGGGGCAGATAATACCCCCTGTAAAGCCGGTGCTGCAGCGCTCGGGGTTGCCGAAGTGGATGCTGTTACCGGTGACAGCACGCCGGTGAACGTTCTGGGCATTATTGCTGTCGAGGCCGGGGCCGCTGTCAGCCGTGGTGTGGCTGTACAGTCTGATGCTCAGGCCAGAGCCGTGCCGCAGTCCGGCGACGGTAAACCCTGTGGTATTGCCCTGGATGAAGCCACAGCAGAAGGCGACGTCATTCGTATCCTGCGCGGGGTGTGACATGTACTGCACCCTGGAGGATTTGCTTGAGCAGGTGCCGGAGCGGACGCTTATCGAGCTCACCAGCGAAGAGATGGACTTCGACTCGCCTGCGACAGTGAATACCCGTGTGGTGGAGAGCTGTATCCGCTATGCCGACGAGCTGATTGATGCCCATCTGCGCGGACGCTATATCCTGCCGCTGGCGGAGATACCGACCGTTCTGCGGGACATTGCCATCACGCTGGTCCGTTACCGGCTCTACGCCCGCCGCCCGGAAGGAGACCTCCCGGATACGGTGAAGGATGACCACAAAGAAGCGCTGCGGCAACTGAAGGAGTTACGTGATAACAGGCTCACGCTGGGGCTGCCGTCCACTCAGAAAGATGTGCCTGAACCTGGCGAGTTTCGTGTACGCAGCCGCCCGGCCACTTTCGGCGGTCGTGACGGTTTACTGGAGAAATACTGATGAACGTTCTGCCCGTCCTTGATGCGGTACTGGCCCGGTTACGCGAGAAGCTGCCGCAACTGCAGGTGGAGTACTTCCCGGAGAAACCAGCTGAATACCGACTGAATCATCCGGCCGGGGCGCTGCTGGTGAGCTATGCCGGGTCGCGCTTCGATAAGCCGGATGATACCGGTGCGGTACTCCAGTCTCAGACTATCCAGCTCTGCGTCACGGTGGTCTTTCGCCAGCTCAACGGTAAAAGAGGCGCGATTAATATCCTGGATGCTGTCCGCCGCATTCTCGGTGGCTACACCCCGCCCGGGTGCCGCCGTCGCATCTGGCTGACCCGTGAGGTGTTTATCGGCGAAGTCAGAGGGCTGTGGCAGTACGCCCTCGACTTTGCCACAGAAAGCGTCTTTATCGAAGACAGCGACTTACCGTCCGGCCCACTGTTAACCGAAGTGAACTATGAGGAAAGCGAGTGATGAAAGAATACCGCTATTCCGGCCCCGCCAGCGGTGTCACGCTGTCGGACGGAACCGAAATCCTGCTCTGGCCGGGGAAGACGGTTTCCCTGCCGGAGGAGCATGACTACGTGAAGGTACTGGTGGCGCTGAAGCACCTGACGCCGGTACCTGAAGAGACTAAACCCGCCGTCACACCGGCTGTGCAGTCACCAAAGCGCAGAAGCAGCAGTGACAGCGAAGTGAAAACGGAGGACTCCCATGGCAGCTAACTATCTGCATGGCGTCGAAACCATTGAGGTGGAAAACGGAGCCCGCCCGGTTAAAACGGTGAAATCTGCCGTTATTGGCCTGATTGGTACCGCCCCGATGGGGGACGTCAATACGCTGGTGCAGTGCCTGTCTGAGAAAGATGCTGCTGCGTTTGGCAACCAGCTCACCGGCTTTACCATTCCGCAGGCGCTGGATGCGATTTATGACCATGGTGCAGGCACCGTTCTGGTCATTAACGTGCTTGATCCGGCTGTGCATAAAACCGCTGTGGCCGATGAAGATGTAGCGTTCGACAAGGCGACGGGCAAGGCACAGCTGGCTAATCCGGTGGTCGCGCAGCTGGTACTGAAACCGGACAACGATGGCCAGCCTTATGTGGAAGGTCAGGACTACTCGCTTGATGCACAGACCGGGGCGATTACCAACCTCGGTAAGAGCATCGCGGCAGATGCAACGGTGAAGGCCAGCTATAACTATGCTGATCCAACTAAAGTCACCCCGGCTGATATCATCGGTGCCGTTAACGCGGCGGGCAACCGTACCGGTATGAAGCTGCTTAACGACAGCTTCAACCTGTTTGGTTACTTCGCAAAAATCCTGATTGCCCCGGTATTCTGCACCCAGAACAGCGTCTCGGTTGAGCTTATCGCCATGGCTGAGAAGCTGGGCGCGGTGACTTACATCGACGCGCCGATTGGTACCACTTTTGCTCAGGCTCTGGCGGGGCGTGGCCCGGAAGGCACCATTAACTTCAACACCAGCTCCGACCGCGTCCGTCTGTGCTACCCGCACGTCAAGGTGTACGACGCGGTCACCAACAGCGAACGGCTGGAGCCGCTGAGCCAGCGTGCTGCAGGTCTGCGTGCCAGGGTCGACATGGACAAGGGTTACTGGTGGTCGTCCTCCAACCAGGAGATTCTGGGTATCACTGGTGTGGAGCGCCAACTGTCAGCAATGATTGACGACCCGCAGAGCGAGGTGAACCTGCTCAACGAACAGGGGATCACCACGGTATTCAGCAGTTACGGCAGCGGCCTTCGTCTGTGGGGTAACCGGACGGCAGCATGGCCAACGGTCACCCATATGCGTAACTTTGAGAACGTTCGTCGCACCGGTGATGTGATCAATGAGTCCATTCGTTACTTCAGCCAGCAGTACATCGACATGCCGATTACTCAGGCGCTGATTGATGCACTGACGGAGTCGGTCAACGCCTATGGTCGCAAACTGATTGGCGACGGTGCGCTGCTGGGCTTCAGCTGCTGGTTTGATCCGGCCCGTAATGAAGAGACGGAGCTTGCCGCAGGTCACCTGTTGCTGAGCTACAAATACACGCCGCCACCGTCGCTGGAGCGGCTGACGTTTGAGACCGAGATCACCTCGGAATATCTGTTAACCCTGAAGGGGAATAGCTGATGGCAAAGATTGAGATCAACCGCATCACGAATGCCAACATCTACCTGGATGGTGCTAACCTGCTGGGGCGTGCCGAGGAGGTCAAACTCCCGGACGTCTCCATGACCATGCAGGAGCATAAGGCGCTGGGGATGGTGGGCAAGGTGGAACTCCCGGCAGGCTTCGACAAGCTTGAGGGCGAGATCAAGTGGAACAGCTTTTACCGCGACGCGATGCTGTCTGCCGCGAACCCGTACAAGTCGCTGGCGCTGCAGTGTCGCTCAAGCGTCCAGCGCTACAGCTCGCAGGGGCTGATTGACGAAATCCCGCTGGTCACCTTCCTGACGATCATGTTCAAGAAGAACCCGCTGGGGACGTTCAAACAGCATGAGAACGCCGAATTCTCCAGTAGCTTCACCTGCACGTACATCAAGCAGGTACTGGATGGTGAAGAGTTGCTGGAGCTGGACTATCTGGCCAACATCTTCCGCGTTGGTGGCGTTGATCAACTGACCGACTACCGCATCAATATCGGGGGCTGACAGTGAGTGTTGAACTGACTGATAAAGGAGGTCGATGTGCAGCACTGGGCATGTCAAATGGTACGTGGTTTACCCTCCTTGATATTCCGGGGGTGGAAAACCTTTTTAATACCCGTAAAACCAATGACCCGATTGACTGCACACGTTCAAAGGTCCGCAAACTGGCGGATTTGATTGAGGCATGGGAGCCTCCCGACCACTGGTTCTCCGGCATCGGCAAATCTGAGGGAAAAGCGCTTCTCATTGCCTTTCTGCGTAACTGCAAGGGTTTTCGCACTCGCTGACATCACAGGGGCTCCGGCCCCTTTCTTCTTAATCTCCTTTAATATCCGTCACGCGCTACTCCCGACATACTGCCCTGAACTTACACAGGAGCACGATCATGTCACAGACCCAGTCCGATACTTTTAAATTGTCTTATCCCTTCACCACTGCTGCCGGCACCAGAATTGAGCAGGTTGAATTGAAACGCCTGACGGTAAAAGACCTGAAGCAGGTGCGCAAAATCAGCAAAAACCCGGCAGACTGGGACGAACCGCTGATTGCCCGCAGTACTGGTCTTCTCCCGGAAGATCTCGACAATATGGATCTGGCTGATTACCTGCAGTTACAGAAACGATTTCAGCTCATCACGGGGATGGGTGAGAGCAACCAGGGCGCTGACGCAGGCGCAGGGGCTGCTGGCGAGATGGTTCCGGTTTCAGCCGGGGGAGATTGATGCCCTCGATACTGACGATCTGGAGATGTGGCTGGAGCAGGCTGAAGAGCAAATCAAAAGCGAGTACGGCGACAAATCATAGTACAGACAGCCGCCAGTAGCGGCTGTTCTGCGTTATCCCCTCACGTCTTTTCACCTTCCCCGGAGGTTAACCACTATGTCGGGACAGTTTTCAGTCGGCGTTGTTATCGGCGGGATGATTGGCAGCACATTCCGTTCTGCAATGAGCGGTACCCGCCGTGCGCTTGATTCCCTGAGCGATACCTCACGCCGCCTGCAGGAACGTCAGAACGCTTTAACCCGTGCAACAGAACGTTATGGTCAACTGGGTTCTTCCCGGATGCAGCATCTCAACAGCGAGCTGCTGCGGGTAAGCCGCACCATGGAGCAAATTGAGCGCCAGCAGCGCCGTCTGTCAGCGGCATCCGCTACCAGTGATGCGCTGAAAGCTAACCGCATGGCGCTGTATGGTCAGGGGATTGAAGCGTATGGCATGGCACAGACTGTTTATCATACCGTTTCCCCTGCCGTTCAGCAGTCCATGTCTTTTCAGGACAAAATGATTGATATGTCGATCACCGCAAAATATGACAATAAAACGCGGGATGCACTTGCCGGACAGATAAAAGGCTGGGCGCTTAAATACAATCAGTATCAGGATGAGCTGCAGGAGGCGGTGGGTTCGCTCATCAGCGACAATATTGATAACTTGTCAGATATCGGTTTTCTGATGCCGGATATTGCCCGCGCGGCAACGGCAACACGCACGTCATCTCAGGACTGGGCAAAAGTGGCCGCAGTCTGGCAAAACTCCCTGAAAGGTGCGGCCAGAGATTTTGGTGCCGTTCAGAATATTATGGCTTATGCCGGTGACCAGGGGTCATTTGAAATCCCGGATCAGGTCAAGTGGATGCAGTCCCTGGCCCCAATGATGGCGGGTATTGCCAGTGGAAAAGAGGCTGTTGCTGAAATCGGGGCCAGTCTCCAGATAGCAAAAATCGGTGCAGGTTCCACCGACGAGGCAGCCAATAATTTTAAAAACTTTCTTACCAAAATTTTTGCCCGCGATACTCAGAAACAGTTTGCTGATCTGGGTATTGATTTGCAGGGATCTATTGCGAGTTATAAGGCTGCGGGGATCTCTCCGATTGAAGGGATGTTGAGTGTTATAGAACGTTACCTCAATGCCAAAAGCCCCGAAGCGCTGGCCGGCTTCAAATCCGCCATGAAAATAAAGAATGATACGGCAAGAGATGAGGCACTTCAGGCTCTGGCGAAAAACTTTGGTCTGGGTGATATGTTCGCGGATATGCAGGTCATGGCATTTATCCGCCCGATGCTGGCCAACATGGACAGATATCGCGAGATCCGCGCCGGTGCTCTCAGGGCTGCGGATAACGATTTGCTTGCCAGTGCTTATGATCAGCGGCTGAAATCTCCCCTTGAAGCCACTAAAGCACTTATGGTCAGCAGTCGCGATCTGGCAATTACGCTGGGCGATCAATTAGCTCCATCTTTTATTTCTCTGACTCAGGAACTGCTCCCACTCATTCAGGGGACAAAACACTGGGTAGCGACTCACCCGCAATTTGTCAGTGGGGCTTTTAAGCTCATCAGTGCGCTCCTTGCGATTAAGATAGCGACTGTTGGTCTCAAACTGGGGCTGAATCTCCTTATTTCCCCCTTTGTAAGTGTCTGGAAAAATGCTGTTTTACTTCGGGCCAACTGGCTTCGTCTGTCGCTCGCACTGGGGCAAGGCGGTAAGCTCCGCTGGCTGGTGACCGGATTTAGCGCCGTCGCCAGAGGAGCCAGAACACTGAGTGGCGTGCTCTCCGGGGGACTGGTTCGCGGAATTATGCTCGCCGGACGTGCTGTTCTCTGGATTGGACGTGCGCTGATGATGAATCCCATCGGTCTCGTTATCACCGCTGTCGCGGCAGCAGCTTACCTTATCTACCGCAACTGGGGGGCAGTCAGTGGCTGGTTTAAACAGCGCTGGGCTGACATTCAGGAAGCCTTTAACGGCGGCATTGTGGGAATTGGTAAGTTGCTGATTAACTGGTCGCCGGCAGGCCTGCTCTATAAAGCCTTTGCGGCTGCGCTGAAATATTTCGGCGTTGCTCTGCCGGCAAAGTTCACCGGCTTCGGTGGCCATCTTGTCGACGGTCTGATTAACGGTATCAAAAACAAATGGGGGTCGCTCAAATCCAGTGTAACCGGAATGGGTGACAGCATCAGTAGCTGGTTTGAACAACGCTGGGCTGACATTCAGGAAGCCTTTAACGGCGGTATCGCGGGAACTGGTAAGCTGCTGATTAACTGGTCGCCGGCAGGTCTGCTCTGTAAAGCCTTTGCAGCTGCGCTGAAATATCTTGGTGTTGATCTGCCGGCAAAGTTTACCGACTTCGGTGGCCATCTTGTCGATGGTCTGATTAACGGTATCAAAAACAAATGGGAGTCGCTCAAATCCAGTGTAACCGGAATGGGTGACAGCATCAGTGGCTGGTTCAGCGAAAAGCTGGGCATTCATTCGCCGAGCCGCGTGTTTATGGGCTTTGGTGACAATATCGCGCAGGGGGCCGCCATTGGCCTGCAGCGGACCACTCCGCTTGCAGCTCTGGCCGGGCAGCGAATGGCCAGTGAACTGCTCCCCAGAATGCCCGTGAGCATTCAGGGGCCAGAAATACGGGATAACACTTCAGGTGTTCGCTTCAGTATGCCGTTGCCCGATATCAACGGGTTTATGTCGTCTGCTAAAAATGCGATCGGAGCCGTAATCAATAGTTTGTCTTCCATGCCCGCTATCCCGCTCTCCACCCGGGCATCGATTTTACCAGGGCAACGTCTGGCAAATGAGATGACACCGGATGTTCCCCGTATCCCCTCGCCTGAAATCATGGCTGCCGGATATTCAGGCCGTGGTGCAGCTGCAACCGGCGGTGGAACGTCTGGTGGTATCCAGGTCAGCTTTAATCCTCAGTTTTTCCTCAATGGCAGGGAAACCACAGCGCCTGCCGGACTGACTGGCGCCCTGAATATGAGCCTGCATGAGCTGGAAAAAATGCTGGAGCGTCTGCTGGCTCAGAAACAACGTAAGGAGTACCGCTGATGTTTGCCGTACTGGGTGATATTGAGTTTGAGCTGATTACCTACTGGGACGGCTTCGAGGCCACGTTCGGCGTCGATTATGCGGAGCATGCCCGCATCGGGGGTAAGCCTGGCCTGCAGTTCGTCGGCGACAGGCTGGACGAAATCCAGATAACTCTGGTTTTCCATCAGCATTATTGTGTACCCGATGTGGAGCTGGCGAGACTGCGAACAGCCATGAAAGCCCATCAGGCACTGGCGCTGGTCTTCGGCAACGGTGACTATCGCGGCTGGTTCGTGATTACCGATGTGACTGCAACCAGCGAGCAGACTGACAGTACCGGCAACGTGCTGGCTGTCAGTGCCACCGTGTCTCTCCGGGAATACACCGGTGACCCGAAAAATCCTCTGCAACCACCGGCAATACGCACGAAGCTCCCGGGTGTCGGGGCGGTCTCCGGTGCCATTCCTTCACCTTCAGGGGTGGCGCAGTTCATCCGCAACGGCGTCAACTATGCGAAACAGGCGCAGTCTGTACTCCAGACCACTATCAGCGCCGTTCGGGTGACACAGAAAATGAAGGATAACCCCGTTGTCGCACTGACCCGTGTGCCGGGGCTGATGAGCGGACTGGGTAATATCTCCGGGGCTCTGGGGAAAAGTGTTCCGGCGTTTAACGCACTCTCTGAATCCATGCCCGATGCCATCAGTCTGGCCAGAACAGCCAGCGAAGCAGCCACGTATGTACAGCAGGCACAGTCTGCGCTGAGTGGTGTGGACAAAAGAAATATTGCAGGTGCTCTGGATACCGTTTCCGGGCAGCTTAACGCCGCCGGCACAGCATTCAACCGCATGTCTCCGGGATTAAGTGCAATGGCCGCCAGAATACTGACGAGGAGTGTGTGATGTTTCTTGAACATGTTACCCGTGACGGAGAGCGCTGGGATTCGCTGGCATGGCAGTACTACGGTGACCCGCTGGGCTATCCCCGGATTATTGCCGCCAATCCGCACGTGGCCATCACGCCGGTGCTGCCCTCCGGGCTGTTGTTACTGATCCCGGTGATTGAGGCTGAAGAAGCCCGTACAGAAGAGGATATTGCCCCATGGCTGAGATAAACAGCACTGCGCAAGTCACATCAGCGTTAACCGGCGTCAGCGATGTGCTGACACCGGTGTTCACTCTGTGGTATCTGCAGAAAAACATCACCTCTGATATCGCGCCTTATGTCACCCGTGTGACCTGGAGCGATAACATCAAAAATGAGTCCGATACTGTTGAGGTGGAGCTGGACGACACCGATGGCCGCTGGCTGGATAAGTGGTATCCGGGCAAAGGTGACACGCTGACGCTGAAAATGGGCTATCAGGGCGAGAAACTGCTGTCCTGCGGTACGTTTTCTATAGACGAGATCGAGGTGAGTTCGCCCGCTTCCGTTGTTTCTATCCGTGGCGTGGCCACCTCGGTTAACAGTGCCCTGCGGACTAAAACCAGTCGTGGTTTCGAGAACACCACGCTGGCGGCCATCGCGGGAAGGATTGCCCGAAAGCACCGGCTGAAACTGGTGGGCAGCATTGAGTCCATCAGAATCGACCGGGTGACCCAGTATGCTGAAACCGACGTGGGTTTTCTGCGCCGGCTGGCCAGCGAGTATGGTTATGCAGTGAAAGTGGTCAGTGACCAGCTGATTTTTTCTCATCTGGCCACATTGCGCAGTCAGGAGCCGGTCAGGCAGTTAAAACCGCAGGATGTGGCCCGCTTTTCCCTGCGTGACACCATCAACCGGGTCTATAAATCTGCAAAGGTAAAACACCAGAAAAGCAGCAGTAAAAAACTGATCGTCTACGAAGCTGATGGTGGTACCCGTGAAAGCGACAAAAAGCTCAAAGGTGGTAAGGTTACCAGTGCTGACTCACTTAAAGTTAACAGCCGCGTCAGCGACCCGGACAGTGCCCGGATTAAAGCGGATTCAGCACTGGCCAGACATAACGAATACCAGCAGAACGGCTCCCTGACGCTGACGGGAACACCTCAACTGACAGCAGGCAACAAAATTGAACTGGTGGGTTTTGGGCAGTTATCCGGGGCATGGCTCATAACCACTGCCCGTCATGCGTTTGACCGTAACAGCGGCTACACCACAGAGCTGGAAGTGGCACGGGGGCCAGTCACAAGAGGTAAAAAACAAAAAACTCAGAAACTCACGGTTTATCACCCGGATGGCAGTACATCGACGGTGATTAAGGAGAAGAAAAAATGACTGGTGTCACTCGTCAGGTCGGTACGGTCAGTGCCGTTGATGCCGACAGGGTTCAGGCCCGCGTTCGTCTGCCTGAATGCGATAACCTGCGCACAAACTGGCTTAACGTGCTGCAGCGCAATACCCAGGATAACAAAGATTACTGGCTCCCTGACGTGGGGGAGCAGGTTGAGGTACTGCTCGATGCCAACGGCGAGGATGGTGTTATTCTGGGCGCGGTGTATTCAGACGTCGATAAACCACCGTTCAGTGACAAAAATATCCGGGGAACCCGGTTTGCTGATGGTGCAGAATACAGCTATAACCGGAAGACGCACACTCTGATCATCCGGGGCGGCATTGAGCATATTGTCATTGAGTGTGGTGCTGATGTGGTATTGAAAACACAGAAAGCCACGATTGACGCACCGGAAACCGAACTTACCGGAGATCTGCGTGTCAGGGGTAAGCTGATTTACGAAGGAGGCATGGCGGGTTCTGGTGGTGAAGGTGTTACCGCGACCATCCATGGCAATATCGAGATTAAAGGGAATGCCCATGCCACGGGCAGTATGTTGTCTGATGGCGAAAACTCCAGCCACCACTCCCACTGAGCTTTTTAAACGCCTTTAATATCAGCGTTCCCGCACGGGGGCAATACTGCCCCCATGAAAACGACCTCAGTATTCTGGCAACCAGCCCTGCAGGCTCCCGGCGAAATTGTCCGGGGGCTGGATGATATCCGGCAGGCGATTCAAATTATCCTGCGGACTCCCCGCGGCAGCGACCCGCATCGCCCGGAGTTCGGCAGCAATCTGCATCTTTATATCGACTGGCCTGTAGACCGGGCCATTCCGCATGTGGTGCGCGAATCCGTCGATGCCATCCGGCGCTGGGAGCCCCGCTGCCAGCTTATGTCAGTTAAACCCGCCGTCGACGGCGAACATCTTACGCTCCGGGTGAGCTGGAAAGGCTCAGACGGACAGACCCGGACTCAGGAGCTGCTATGGCGCTGACAGAACCCGATTTTATTGAACGCGATGCCGACAAAATCACGGCAGAAATGATTGCGAAGTATGAAGCGGATACCGGCAAAACGCTGTACCCGGCACAGGCAGAACGTCTGCTGATTGATCTGTGGGCCTATCGCGAAATGCTGGTCAGGGTTGCGGTACAGGAGGCAGCAAAGCAGAATCTTGTCGCCTTTGCCCGTGAGCCGATGATTGATTACCTCGGTGAACTGGTCGGTGTATACCGTCTTGCCGCGCAGCCTGCCACCACCACGCTCCAGTTCTCCGTAGATGAGGCACTGGCCATTGATGTGCTGATCCCGGCAGGCACCCGCGTCAGCGCTTCCGACAGCGTTATTTTTGCCACCGATACAGATGTGGTACTGAAGGCCGGATTGCTGCTGGTCAATGTCACGGCCACCTGTACCGAACCCGGTACCGCTGGTAACGGCTGGCAACCTGCGCAGGTCAGTCAGTTACTCGATGAGATTGATAACGTCGACCTGCTGGTGAGCAATCTGACGGCCAGTTCCGGCGGTTCAGAACAGGAAGACGATGACAGGCTCCGGGAGCGTATCAGGCTGGCCCCGGAGTCATTCACCAATGCCGGAAGCCGTGGCGCATACCGCTTTCATGCCATGCAGGCCCATCCCAACATTGTCGATGTTGCTGTGCTTTCCCCGGTTCCCGGGACCGTAGATCTGTATCCGCTGCTCAGTACCGGTCTGCCGGACGGCGGTGTTCTCACGCTGGTAGAGAGTTTCTGCTCTGATGAGAAAGTCAGGCCACTCACTGATACAGTGCGGGCTAAAACACCAGTGAAGGTGGATTACACCATTGAAGCCAGGATTACGATCTATCGTGATCAGGATGCCGGGTCTGTAAAAGATGCCGCCAACAGTGCCATCCAGAACTGGGTGGCATCACGTGCCGCCACGCTGGGGCGCGATATTGTCCCCAGCCAGATTATCAGTGCATTGTCCGTTTCCGGGGTGTACCAGGTTGAACTGGTGACACCGGCACTGAGGGTGGTGGCAGAAAACGAATGGGCAAACTGTACGGCGATCACACTTAACATGACTGGAGTGTCTGATGACTGAGCCATTACAACTCCCGCCACCGCTTGAGGGTGATATCAGTCTCAGGACGCTGGGAAGACTGACAGGACGGCTGGATAACATCGACCTGAGCGTACTGATGGTCTTTCTCGTCGATATCGTCGACAGTTCTGCGCTGCCATGGCTGGGCGAGCAGTTCTCACTGTCTGGCGATGGCTGGGAGCTGGCGGAATCGGACGATGTTCGCCGCATGCTTATAAAAGCAGCCATCGAACTACACCGGTATAAAGGGACGCCGTGGTCAATCCGGGAAGTTATCCGCCGTTTTGGCTTTGGTGAAGTGGATCTGATTGAAGGCACAGGTCGTCTCAGTTACGACGGCAATCGCAGCTATAACGGACTGTTTGTTCATGGAGATGCAGCCGCCTGGGCGGTTTATCGCGTTATTCTGAAACAGCCCATTACTAACGATCAGGCCGCGATGCTGCGTCAGACGCTCGCTGCATTTGCACCGGCCCGCTGCCATCTGGCCAGCCTGGAGTATCAGTCTGTGGCCATTCGCTATAACAATACCGCCATCCATGATGGCAGTTATAACCACGGGAGCAGTTGATTATGGGAAACCTGAATGAAACAGAAAAGTGGGAAGAAAATATCTATCAACTGGAGACATCAGATCCGGTTCTGGGTGGTGCTGACGGGATATCAAATCGAGCCCCCCGGCAACTGGCAAACAGGACGAAATGGCTGAAGAAAAAAACGGAGGAAGCCGCACAGTCACTGGCTGAACACGTACGTTCCCGTAACCACCCGGACGCGACACTGACAGCTAAGGGGTTCACCCAACTGAGCAGTGCCACCAACAGCACCTCTGAAACGCTGGCCGCCACACCAAAAGCCGTCAAGGCTGCATACGACCTTGCAGCCGGCAAGGC